TCATCTCTAACATCCTGATTGCTGTTTACACTTGCTTGTAGAGAACGTACAACTACTTTGCGTTGTGCATTTAATCCAAACGATCCTGAACCGTCGTCATTGTTTTGTGATTCAGTAACCCAACGGTGTGGATAGTAACCACTCATTGATTCGTCACCGACTCTAGTATTTTCACCATCAATATCGATGTAGTTACGCTCAAAACGCTTCACGTTAAATCCGCTGCGACGTAGGTTCCATAGCAACATACCGCGTGGGTATAGTGACGGATCTGGTGCATCAGGATCGAGATAATCACTCTCAAGTAGTTCTGTGATTTCGCCAGCAACATCGCTGTTTGCGCCAGCAGTGTTATAACGTGCATCAGCAAATAATACACCGTTTTCAGTTGTTTGATCAGTTTTATCAATTAGTACCCATTTGCTGGTTACACTGCTATAACGATAAATTTGCGGATAGTTTTGTATGTCTGCGGTAGAGATCCATAGATCACCGTCAACTAAGTTGCTGAGATCTGAACGGTCGCCGTTTATAGGTTCTGATGCGCCAACAATAGGTCCGGCTGGGTCAGTTAGAGGATAAACTTCTCTATATCCCTTCCAAATAGTGCCGTTGTGTACCATGATGTCAACTTCGTCATTAACACTGCTATACCATAGAGCACCATCTGCAGGAATAGTAGTAGGTGCAGTATCTTGTGCGTCATAAACCAACGCCTTCCAAAGTGTTGCTACAAACTGCTTTGGCGAAGTACTAACATCAGTGCCTGGTACAAAGTATAGATTTGTAGTTGTTGTTGAGATTGTTGCATCAAATGGTGTAAAGATATTATCAAAACCGCCAGTAGTATCAACTATTCTAATTTCTCCGCCAGTTGCATGTGAAATTACAACTCTGTTTTGACTATCAACTGTTGCTGTAATATTTGTAAATCCTGCACTGTTAATAGCATTTGCTAATGTATCTGCGTCTGTTCCTACGTTTCCTGAAGTAAACGAGATAGTTTTAGTAGTTAGCGTACTAACCCCTGTTGTACTTTCTGACATATCAAATGTGAAAGTACCAATTGGGAAAGAACCTACTGCAACTCTGCTACTAGTAATAGTAGTTGCACCTGAACCATTTTTTCTAAAGATTTTAAAATCTGCTAGAGTATTAGTAGCCTCTGAAGAATTATACTGTATGTATAGAGATCCTTCGGCAATGTTTGCGCCGCCACCAGTGCTGTCTAATCCATAAATGGCTGAGTGATTAGTTGCGTAGATTGGAGAGTTAATTTTTGTCCACGAATCTGTATCGGAACTGTAACGCTTAACATCCCAATTTGCACCTAGATTTGGAGTTGTAATCTTAACCCAAATAGAACCTGTTGGACGTGGCGAAACGTCTGCTGTTTTAAACGCAGGAACTTGTGTGTGAGGTGATACTTGAATTGATGGTGGATAATATAATCTAGGCTGTGTAATGCCCAGTGCAGAAAATGTTGCATCATCACCAAATAGTTCAATTACATCGCCATTTGAACCGTTATAGAAAAGATTTAGTCTACCGTTTGTAACACTAGCAGTAATACCATCTGCTACTAGTGCGCTGTTTGCATTTATGTCTGCTGCTAGTTGTGCTACAGTTGTACCTGTTGTTATGATTTCATAAAGTGTTGCACCACTACTATCTGCTGTTAGACTGATTCCAAAAACTTTTCCAGTGGTTAGTGTTGGATTAGCAATAGACGCAGTTACAAATGGAAAACTTGCTTTCCACGCTGCGCTTCCAACTGCAACCCAAGTACCTGCAGAATTCTTATACCATAGTTTATTAGTATTTGTAACAGCAACAACAGCATAGTCACCAATTGCACCTACACTACCTTTTGGTGTATAATTTGCACCACTGAAGTTAACTACTTTGGTTGTGTCTGTGATAACCAACGGAACTTTATTTACAAATGTTTGTCCACCAGTAACGTTTGCAGCATTGCCGTTCCACTCAAATACACCGTATAGCGAGTCATTGGTGTCAAACCAGTATGCACCATTAGTTGGCTTGCCGGCAGTTTCTGTTGCACTAGCAGTAAGTGCAGAAAGGTCTAGATTTGCTCTTACAACATATGCTCTGTTTGAAACACCAAGGAATGAGTACGCTGCTTGAAGACCATATTCGTTTTGTTCGCCGCCGTGTATTGGATTGTTATTAGCATCTGTATAAAACAGTGCATCGCCAAATGTTTCAGAAAGTTCTCTCTGTGATGAAACCAAGTAAACTTTACCAGCGTTTGATGCTAGTGTACCGGGTGCAATACCAGTGCCTCCTGGATTCGGTTTATTTGTTTGAGTTGCGATAAAAATAAGAGGTACAGTACCCGGTTCGGCCGGAGTATAAAAACTCTCGTCGATAACGCTAACCTGTACGCCTGGTGATACCAATGCCATTGTCTATTCTCCTTGTGGATCTTTGCTTAATATTATTTAGCATATCCATCGAGAAAATACTCGTTACAACACCAAAAAAAGCGTAGTTTATAATATGTGATTAACCAACTGATCTATATTACGTTCTAATTCTGCTAAAGAACCGTTGTTATCAATTACATAATTTGCCATCCAAATTTCAAGACTCATAGAAGTTGGAGGTTCTGGAGGCAAATAATCTGACCTATCAACCCAAATTGCATAATCAAATACGCCTGTGTTACGCATTGCATGAAATTCTGCTTTGTTACGTAATCCGCAATAGATATCATGTTCTTCGAATATTTCTCTACCCAGTCGTGCTGCGTCAGGACGACAATAATCACGAATCATTTCATACCATTCTTGGCGATGATTATGACGATCTGCGTAGCATTCTTCTTCGTTATAATATCCATAAACGTTTTTTAGACGATCAAAGATAAATCGCTTACTACAAAAACGACTAGAAGATTCAAAGTTAAATTTGTATTTTTCTTTTAAAATTTCGCAGACTGTGTCTTTACCATGTCTGCCGTGTCCGATTACTAGTAATTTTTTTCTCATAATGTATATTAAAATAATTTTAGATATTTGTCAACCAAACGTTATTAGGTCCTACATCATATTTTTTTATAACTTCATTTACAGCACGATTAACACCAGGAAAGTCGATATCATGTCCGGTTAACAGGCCGCCGTTTTTGAGTTTAGGTGCGTATGCTGCTATGTCTTTTTTAACCCATTCGTAACTGTGGTCAGCATCTATAAAAACTAAATCTAAACTGTTATTGGACATACTGTTAGCACCCTCAACACTTAATGCTTCAACAGGTATTAATCTTCTACCGTACTTTTCTTTAATTTTGTTATTATAAAAACCTGCAATACTTTTGTCAACAGCATAGATTGTTAAATCAAGATTTTGGTCTAGCAGATGAAAGGTAGTGCGGCCGTCTCGAACACCCACTTCTGCCATTGTTTTAACATTGTGTTTTTTTATTAACCAATCAAGAAAATAACGTCTATTGCTTTTACCTGTCCAGGGTACAGTTATATCAACTGCTATACGAGGTCCTTTAGCCAATTAAAAATCCATATCCGTAGCCGCCAGCAAGGCCTAGTGCTACTTCGTTATCTAACTTTTCCATTTCTGCTTGTGCTTCTGCTTTAAGACTCGCACCATTAAGCGAAGTACCACCTTGCGGGCCAGCAATAGTAGCAAACTTTTCACGTGCTTCCCCTAGCATATACTTACAACTTGCAAGTGTGTAATCTTTGATCCACTGTTTTGATAGATAATCTACTAACAATTCACTGTCCGGTCTATGATTATAGCAGAACAATAGAATTTCTTCACCGGCTCTGGGACGTTGCAACAACGTCATTTTTCTAGTTGCTGGGTTCCAGGTAAATTCAATAAAACTTCCAAACATACGTCCTACCAATTCTTGTTGCTGTGCAAAAAGTTCGTAAGATAACAAGCCGCCCATTCCAGACCCTGCAAGCAAGTATGTATTTGTGTAAGCCAAGTTAAACGGTTCAAACAAACTACTGCCATCGCCGCCACCACTGCGTGATCCTACACTACGTCTAAAGCATTGACGAACTTCTACAATTTCATGTGGTAAAATGTATTCGTTTTGATCTTCAACTAGTTTGAGCGTTATATAACTTTCTTCTACTGAGTTTCCGCCACGCTGTCTATATCTAGTAAGTGCTTTTGTTAATGCAGTATTATAGTGTATTGGATCTAGTTCTACATCAACCATTCCGCCGCCAAGGAATGTATGAACATAATCAAATACTTCTTGCTTTAATGTTACTAAATTATTATCAGCCATTGTGATTCTCCTAAACTATTTATCGTTTATATTAGGCTAAATATTGTATGCCAAGACTATCTCTTTATAGACCCGAAAAAAGCAATGATTATGAATTCTTAGATAAAGTTATCTTGGAACAATTTTCTATTGGCGGTACTGACATTTACTTACACAAGTATTTAGGTCCAAAGAATCCTCAAACAGGCCAAGGTACTGCGGATCAACCAACCTACGATACACTGGATCCTCTTAATATACAAGACTTGTTATTTTTAGAAAATAGAGATAGAGAATATGACCAAGATATCTATAGAATAAGAGGCATTTATAATTTACAAGACAACGATTTTAATCTAAGTCAGTTTGGATTGTTTTTAAGTAACGATATTGTTTTTATGACTGTCCACATTAATTCAACTGTTAAGACACTGAGTAGAAAAATTATTTCAGGTGATGTTATTGAACTACCACACTTGGCTGACGAATATGCTCTCAACGGGTACGACCTTGCACTTAAACGATTTTATGTTGTTGAAGAAGTCACCCGTGCGTCTGAAGGTTTTAGTCAAACTTGGTACCCACACTTGTATAGATTAAAGTTAAAACAACTTGTTCCAAGTCAAGAATACCAAGACATACTGGATAAGCCCGCTGGAGAAAATACAGGTACAACCATTGGTGACTTACTAAGCACCTATAATAAAGAGATTGAAATCAACGATGCTGTTATTGCTCAAGCAGAAGCAGATGCAGGATTGAGTGGTTACAACACTAGTCATTTCTATACATTACAAGTTGATGAAAACGGAAAAGCAGAATTAGTCACAGCCGATTTAACCAATCTAGATGCTAGTGCTTCCAGTGAGTTTGCAGATAGAATAAATCAAACTCCGGTAAGAGAAGGATATTCGGGATACTTACTAGGAGACGGTTTTGCTCCCAATGGTGAAGCGTTTGGAAGCGGCATTACATTTCCTCAGGCGGCAATCAAAGGAGATTACTTCTTAAGAACAGATTTTATGCCTAATAGACTATTTAGATTTGACGGGAGCAGATGGGTGAAGGTTGAAGACAATGTAAGACATACACTTACAAATAGTGCAATAAGAAGAACTCAAAAAGGTACATTTATTAATAATACAAACACAGATACAATCTGCGGCGATACCATAGACGAAAGACAAAGCCTAAGTAAGGCATTGAGACCTAGGGCAGATAACTAATGAGTTTACATTTTTACGACGGCCAAATAAGAAGATATATAACACAAA